GGATTCTGTATACCTATGACCTGTGTTCTGACCGGTCCGTCCGCTGGTAATAATTCTTTGTATGCCTGTGCCTGAAACTGTGTTACCGCCTCAGCCAACACCGGGTGTGTTGCACCTGACGCTCCCTGAAATGGTTCTGTTCTATTCTCGTATTTAAATCCTAAAAGATCAAGACCCTGTTTGTAGGATTGTTCCCAATCCTTTCTTGATGATTTATAATCCATATAATTCTGGACCATGTCGTTACCGATCGGATCCAAAACATCGTCTGGTAATATGTCTGCTAGATTATCGAAATGATTCTCTGTGCCGGGTATGTTTATAGCTCCCGGTTCAAAGTCTATCGTTGCGCCGCCGTCCTCTTCTGGAATAACCTCTACGGGTCCTTTTTGTTCTGCTTCTTCTTCCTGAACACTAACTTCTTCTGCCATCTCTTCTTCTGAAGGGATGTCAAGTTTCGTACGAGTGTTAGGGAGTCCTTTATCTATTTCTGCCATTTAATACTCCTATATTTTCATACCACGTTTTAACAGACCTTGCAACCCTTGAGACATCGGTCCCGACTCTGGTGGTGGGCCTGATCTATCGCCTGCCTGTTTTAATAGACCACCACCTGCTTTGTTTTCTCTAGCTCTTCTTATTCTGTCAAAGTATGGACCTGTCTTGGTTCTAAAATTAGATTCTTTAATAGCTGTATAAAAATCTAGATTCTTCGGTTCTTCCTGAACCTGCATGTTGTATAGATAGTTTCTTCTCTTCTTCGCCTCTGATATATTTATCGAATCTACGATTCGATCTTTCTTATCAAACAGATCCTCATCAAGTGCTTTTTTAATTAGTTTATCTAATGCTGAAGTTGTATCTTTTGGTGTCTTTTTTACACTGTCATCTATTAATTCCAATATTCCTTTTCTGAGCATTGACTGTGGTGTTCCCTTTTTAAAACCTGCACGACCACCTTTTTCAAATCTTTGATTAGCTCCTGTAAAACCAGGTGTCTGCATTAATTGTGAAAATTCTTCAGGTTTATAAAATTTTTGTTGGTAAGCCTCATCTGTGATTATTTCATCCTGTCCTATCATTCCTATTTTTCTAAGACCCTCCTCAAGTTCTTCTTTTGATGGAATGTTTGGTTGAAAGTTTTTATATGTTAAAGGAGTTAAATCTATTTTCATATCTTGTTTTGCGGTCATCGGTCCAACTCTTCTTCCTGGAGGTTGTGCAAATTTATTTGTTAAAGGTGTAACATCTGGTGCATCAGGAGAATCTATTTCTAAACCAAAAAGCTTTTTAGGTTTTGCCTTAAATATTGCTTCTGACTCAGTCAATGATGATTGATAATCTAGAGCACCAGTGTCTGGTGTAGTCATGATTTTGTTTTTTAGATCCTCTTGCATTTTAAAATATCTATCAGATCCAGGCATGCTCTTTGCAACTAGTGAGGACGGAAAGCTTAATTCATTTTTTCTGTATCTATCATAATCTATAATGTTTTGTGCATACTCCTTTGCAGCTGGTGATAATTGCACATTTGATTCTAATAGATTTTTTGCTCTAGCTGCATCTGCGTCTAGATTTAAAACACTTCCAAATAGACTTTCTGCTGCCGCAACGTTTAAAGGTTTGCCTTTTCTTAAAACATCATCGGCAACCAAAGCTGTTTCAAAACCAACTGCACCATACAGTGCAGGCTTACCTATTAAGTTTTCCATTTTTAATAATTCTTTAGGACTTAAATTCTGTTTTAAAAAATTTGCTGAACCTGCAATTATTCTCTTTATCAAACTTGTTTTTGCATTCTGTTGAGTTCCAATACCATTTATAAGTTCTTGACTCATATAGTTTCTTGCTTTTGTAATACAAAAATCTCGAGAACCAATTGTTTTTAATCCTATACGACCTCCGTTTGCAACTGCTTGTGCACAATCTCTATCTATTTGTCCAGAAAGTTTTAACATAAGGTTATCTAAAAATTCTTTTTGAGTTTTCATACCCTTCGTAACTTTCATGCTGTAGCCAACGTTTTTATATGATTTATCAAAAGCACTTTGTAAATTTTTATCGTATGAAGAATAATTAGCTATTGATTTACTTGGTGGGTTTTTAAGATCAAATTCTGGAAGTTGAATAGTTTTTTTAATACTTGGTTTTAAATCTTTAACAACATCTTTTTTTGCATTCTCATAAGTGGTAACAAGATCTTGCACTGTTTTTTTCTCTGCTGTGTTTAATTTATCATACGTTCTACCTTGAAATATATTTTGTAAATTTCTATGAGTTGTGCTTAACAAACTATCTAAACTTGCTCCTTTTATTCTAGAATTAACATCTGCGTCTAGAGCTTGAGTAAAAATTGCATAAGGTTCTAATCCTCTTCTAGCAGAAGCTGTAACGCTAAATATCTCATCAGGAACTAAACCTTTATCTAACGCATTTCTGATTTCTTTTTGATAATATCCTATAAAAGATTTTCCTTTTGGAGAATTTAAAGCTTGATCTATAACTTTTCCATAGTGATCATAAACTAAACTAGAAAAAGCATAACCATTTCCTGCCTTACCAACAAGCCTTTGTGTGTCTATTATTTTTTTACCTAAATCTTTCTCAACAGCAATTCCATCAATAGGTCTGGTTCCTGCTATAGATTGTGCCATCATAAATAATCTTTTACTCGCAACAGATATATCATCACCTAGTAAGTTAACGGCTCTATTTAAAATTTGTTTTTTGGCTTTATTATCTAAATCTCCTCTAATTAAATTTTGTATCACCTTATCATCATAAAGCTTTTTAATGTCAGCGTTCATTTCTATTGCTCTAGTAAATTGAGCTTTATCACTTGCTACACTCGCTCTATATTTTTTAACATCTGTTATTAAATTTTTGTAATCTTTAGATGTAAATGTTTGTTCAGTTTCATCAGTAATTCTATCTGAAATGTATCTAATTTGTTCAGGACCAAAGTTGTACATTTTGATATATAGGCCTTGTTCGGGATTTGCTGGTAATTTTTTAGGACCTTTTTCTATGACTCTTTTGTAAAACGTTCCCATGTTCTCAGGTAAAAAATTAGCTAACTTGTCATTGCCTGTTGAGTTTTGATAAGCTTTAATTGTATCAACAACCATGTTTAGTTGTTGTCTTTGTTTACCATCAATTTTATATCTATCAGTAACAAATTTAAAATTTGCTATTTCGGGAAAATTATCTTTTGCAATTTCTAATGCAGCTTTCACTGTTCTGTTATCTGGTCTATTGCCTTTTCCACTTTGTCTAGTTCCAGTTCCTTTAGTAAATATTCCTGCTTTTTCTCCGAGCTCTTCTAGATTAAATATATTACCTTTATTATTTACAATAATATTTCTAATCTCAATTGCATCATCAATGACACTACCAGTCGTTCCACTTTTATAAACTTTTTTAGGTCTCTCTAAATCTCCTCCTGTAAAATCTCCTAAATAATTTGGATCTAACGCATCAATTTGTTTTGCTGTAAGTTTTCTATCACCTGCTTTACCTGTGAGAGTTACAGGTTCTTTAAGTTTTATTTTTTTTGGTGCTCTATTAGCAGACATACCTTTGTAAAAATTAATACGACCACCACCTGCCATTGAGTTACGTTTATTAAAATCATCGTAAGCTTCTCTATCTAATGCTTGTTGTGGTCTGTCTATCTTGTCTGCTGTCGTGACCTCTCCGTCGAAGAGATCCATCAACTC